CTTGCCGAGGGTGGCATGGAGCAGCTTGTAGCGTAGCTTTGACCCACCGCCATACTGGATGGTCTGTTGAGCCTTGACGATGTTCTTAGCCTTCGCGAGGGCATCATCCAGCTTGATGCTCTTGTCCTGCTTCTTCATCGCCAACGCGAGTTCGTTGATCGACATACCGGATGCGGTCTTGAGTGTTCGTTGTCGTTTTGACATTACCTTCGCCTTGCCCTACGCGCCTTGCGTTCTTGTTGCTTCAACTTCTCCTTCTCGTTGTCCTCTTCTACCTGACGCACGAGCATAGCGATATAGGCATCCCGTTCCCAGGGAACCATGTCATCAAAAGTGCGGAAGTCAATCTTTTGATGGTACAACAAATTGAAGTTCAGACGGAACTGAGCTTCCAAAGAATCATGACTAAAGCCTACCCGAAAAAATCTTCCAGTCCCTCCAAAGTGAAGGTATGGTGAAAGGCGCACTTGGGGCAATCTTTCTCCACTACTAACTTCGACTGGGGGATCTTCTCCACGAATGCCTTGATCTTTTCATATTTATCACTCATGAGGTTACTCAGGAACAGGATTAACTCATCCTCGGTACAGTCACTTGCCTTATGGACTGACTCCTTGTCATAGATCAGGTCCAGGCAACCGGCAGCGATGATCAACTCCAAGTCATCACCCTCCTTGATCTTGGTAAGGCGCTGGATGAGGCTGTAAGTCGGGAACTTCATCTGGACGCCGATTTCATCCGTCAGCTTGATCTGCTTCTCAGTATCCTGATTGATGATTGGAATGGCCAGGTAGTTGATCGGCACCTGGATGAGCATACCGCAGTCCTTTCCATCAACCTGCTGCTTACACTTATAGACCTGCTGGCCTATTTCACCGATGGAACGGGCACGCAGGTGGCAGAAGATCGTTTCCAGATCCACCATCGCCATGTTGTCAACATCAAAGTCGCCGATGACGCAGTTCTGGATGATCTGCTTCAAAGAGTTGACGATGGTCTCGATGTCCTGCGCCGTTACGGCCATCAGGAGGAGTTTTTCCTCACGGACGGTGAATGGGCGGAACTTGATGGGGTCTTTATGGGACACCAGTTTGACTTCATAGATGGGATATTGTTGCTGTGGTAGCTTCATGATGAATCACCTTTGGTTGAATGTAGATTATCCAGTTAGTGTATTGTCCACTCCGGTTTCGCCTGAGACATCCTGGTCAACAGATCCGGCACTAGTTTCATCCCAGGACTTAGCATTCGTACCGGTGATGCCACGCGTGACTTGTGGAGATGATGCCGCCTGAGTTGGCGCACCTGGATTCGTGTTGACGGGTGGCATATTACTGCCTTGCGTCAGGGTGTTGAGTGTGTACTGGTTGTATGTAGTCTGACTAGATGTCCACTTACGGTAGGCGAAGACTACCGTCAGTTTGTGGATGGAGTCGTTATCCCAGGACTGGTTCAGGGCACCGATGCTGATAGGTGCGGCATCCAACAGATTGACGGCATAGACCAGTCTGCCCTTACTGTCATACTGGTTACAGGTGATGTCTACTTCATACTGCTTGACGTGTGAGACGTCCGGATAAGTCACGAGGCCGGTCTGGGCTGGAACCATATAGTCCATCCAGGAGTCAAAGAACTTCTTTTCCCACATGTCGCCGGTCACTAGGAATGTGAAGGACTGGGTGCCGTATTGAATCTGATGAGGGATACGACGGATGAAGGCATGGGTCTTGTATTCAAGCATCTGGATGTCGCGGCCCGGTAATTCGCTGACTTCGCATTGGAGACTGAGTGCGCGCTGGACAGCGGCACCAGACATCGGTGGTGACGGCAGACCGGCTGGTAACGGGATCATCACATCGTACTTGTCCGTCCTGGCCGTCTCATTATGCGCAGACAGGTTGTGTAGGAACCCGTTGATGTTGAAGCGCTGTGTTGCGTTCGGGTTTGTTGGACCTACTTGCTGAACTGCGCCCAGCTTGAAGCTGAACCCACCGATAGATGCCGTGACGGTCGGAATCGGTAGTGTCGGGATGATGTTGAAGCTGGTTCCGTTTGCCATAAATTACCAGGGACTGCCCTTGACGAACTTCTGAGTTGGGAGCATGATTAGCTCTTCCCAGTATGTAGGCTCAATATCCAGGAAGGGTGACTTCATGTGCCCATACAGGTAGCGCTTGATACAGACGCTGTATGGTGACATGTAGGGTGTATGCTTCAAGGTTGGGTAGTCAATCTTGACCTTGGTCTTGGTGCTCCAACCGAGGGACGCACGGGCGGCTTTGAGCCTTGCCTTGGCCAACTCACCCGGCGCGATGTCCTCAAAGAAGGACAGGCGGGCATCAGGTGGCAGGTAGTGAAGGTTCAGGCCCAGGAAGCCATCAGGGTAGTAATTCAGAGGGATGACCAACGGGAACCGGTCATAGTAAGGCAGCGTCGCCTTCAACTTAGGATCATACCAGAAGTGGTTCAACCGGCCCACCATCGGGTGCGCGACGATCTTGGCAATCTTCTGCTGCTTCAAGAAGCCGGAATTGCCCTGGAAATCCTGGATCAACTTCTTGAACCAGGCGAGGGATTTGTCTTGTGGAGTGTTTGCCATGGCTTATTTAGCAGGCTTCGTGAAGATGTCATCCTCGGTCAGGATCTTGAATGACCATCCCCTGGCAGCGCAGAATGCGGTAGCAGCGGCCCACTTGGCTTGGTTCTTGCCATACTCCATCGACTCACCGATGTACCGGCGCTGCGCCTTCTTGTTTTTGTTCTTAGGCTTCTTGGGAACCTTGACCTGTGCCTTGGGCTTGACTTCAAGGATCATCACCCGGCCATCCTTCATCCGGACAACGAAGTCAGGGAAGTATCGGTGGATGGCGTTGTCAATCGGGGACCGGTACGGGATAGCCAACTCTTCGCTGGCCCAGTCGGTGACTTCGGCCCAGTTGTCCAACTTCACCATCACATTCCGTTCCCACAGCGACCGGTAAACGATGTTGGTTGGGTCTCCACGATACTTCTGAGGATGCTTCGGGGAGAACTTGCCAGAGTAAGCCACTAAATATCACCATATCCTGCCTGGGTGCCCTATTTATGGTCAACTACACAACCGCTGTCCTCACTCCGACCACCTCCGCCCAACAGGCCGGTGTAGGACCGACGGCTGCGTTGAACAAGGACCCTTACGCGGTCAGCCAGTTGCGTTATCCGTTGTCCGGCATCGCGACTACCGAAGTTCCGTCCTATGTAGTGTTCTACATCAACCTACCTACGGCATCCAAGTACCTGTCTGCTGGCGGCGCGAATGTAGCCAACGCCAACATAGCCTCTGTCCAGAACTACGACACGCTGTCCGCTCAGGGTGGCACCTTCCAACCCGCCAACCTGAACCTCAAGACCGGTGCGGAAGTCCAGGGTGCCCAGGCTGGTGCGCTGACGGCACTCGGCAGCGGCGGTGTCCAGGGTCTATCCAACTTAGTCGGTACGACGCTCAAGGGTGCCGCAGGTTCTGGCGTCGTCCGCACCCTCGACCTACGACCCAAGTTGACCCGTATTGCCCAGTCTATCGCCATCTACATGCCCGAGACGGTCACGACTACCTATCAGAACAACTGGAAGACGACCTCGGCTCAAGATGCGGCAGGCAGCGCGGCTAAGTATGCGCAGATCGCCGGTGAGGACCCGAAGGGTGTCATAGGCAACGCGCTCGGCGTCTCTGGTGAGAACATATTCAGCGACAGTCCAAGTCAATACAACAGCGCACAGTCCGCTGAACTTGCGGCGGACACGGCTACTCAGGCAGGCGTCGTCGGTGAAGGCTTCACCGACTTGACCCTCCGAGCGCAAGGGCGTGCCATCAACCCGCATACTGAGATGCTATTCCAGGCGACAGATAACCGACGCTATGACTTCAACTTTCACTTCGTACCACGTAGTGCCGAGGAAAGCGTCGCGATCTACAACATCATCAAGACCTTCAAGGCTTTTGCCGCACCGGAAGTCAGCGGTGATGCCGGTGGCCGTTATTTCATACCGCCAGGCACCTTTGACATCCAGTTCTTCTTCATGGGTACGGAAAACCCGGCTATCAGCAAGATTAGTACCTGTGCCTTGACGACGATCACAGTCAACTATTCTGGTGCGGGTGAGTGGGCTACCTTCAACGACGGTGCTCCACTCAAAATCGACTTGAACTTACAGTTTACTGAGACGGACATCATCACCCGCGAACTCATCACGGAGTATGGCTACTAACATGTACTACTTCGATGCGTTCCCACAGATCTACTACACCTTTGACCCGAAGCAGCAGGAGTTCTACACCCTCAAAAACATCTTCACGCGGGTGAATGTACTGAGCGCAGTCCTAACGGATAGCCTCGTCTACTACAAGTACACGATGCAGGATGGTGATACCCTCGAGAATATGGCATTCAAGCTATATGGTGACCCGCTACGTCATTGGATCATCATATTCGCCAACACCATCATTGACCCTTACTTCGACTTGCCATTGAGCCAGGATAACTTTGCCAACAACATCATCCTCAAATACGGCTCTGCCGCCAACGCTCAGTCCCAGTTGGACCATATCACGCAGACTGAGACGGTGGTCACGAGCAAGAATGGTCTATCCAACACGCAGGTCTATACTACGACGGTGACCAGCGAGCCATTCACCTACAACTTCCTGACCGGTGCCTTGGTTGCCCGAACGCTCCCGACCCTCAACCTGCCTCAGATCACCGTGTCCTCCTACACCGTGACGACGCCAGATGGCTCTACCGTTACGACCACCACGACGCTGAATGCCGTGAGCGCATACCAGAATGAGGTCAACATCAATGAGGCCAAGCGTGAGATCATCTTGATTGACCCCAGCTACTGCACCCAGATTGAGGCTGAGTTCGCGTCCCTACTATCTACCGGCTAAATCATGACCACGACTACATCTGACCAAACTGGCGCACTTACCAGCCATGATTATGTCTACAACTACGTCGAACTGATAACTAGCGACGGCACGGTCGTGGACATCCGTGGCTTGATCGTTGAACTGAACCTGTATGAAGACCTATTCAGTCCTATCATGACCGGCGATATGGTGATGGGTGATGCCCTGGACTTGATCTCATCCTACGGTATGCATGGTAACGAGTGGCTCATGATCAGTATCGACAAGCCGAGCCTGAACAAGCCTATCGTCAAGACCTTCCGCATCTACAAGATCGGTGACCGCTCACCCGGCTCCAACGGTCTCCAAAACTACCGTATGCACTTCTGTTCTGAGGAACTGTTCATCTCCACCCAGAACCTCATCTCCAAGTCATACAAGGGTCTGCGCATCGACCAGATCGTGTCTGACTTACTCACCAACAAACTAGGTGTGGCTGGTAGCAAGATCAACCAGATTGACCCTACCTCCGGCGTCTTCGACATCATCGTACCACGCATGAACGCACTTGAAGCGATTGCCTGGCTGACTCCTCGTGGCTATGGAGCCGGTAAGAACCTGTGGCTGTTCTTCGAGAACCGTGATGGTTTCAACTTCGTGGCCTATGAGACGCTGCTCCAAAATCCGATGTATCAGGTCTACACTAAGAACATCACCATCGACACGGACAACACCAAGAACATCAACACGATGCTAGTGCTCAAAGTCATCCAGGACCATGACATCTTGAAGGCCGTCCGGACCGGTGCCTTCTCATCTTCCGTGGCATCCCTGGACATCGTCAACCGCAAGTTCAGCATCCTCAACTTCAACGCCGCGCAGTCCCTGGCTGGGAACGCGGTCCTGAACCAGAACACGCCTTCCAATCAGGCACTCAACAGGTTCGGTCAGAGCGTCTACAACACCGGTGACAACATGATGAAGTTCGTCATCAGCACCGACGCGGACCCGACCTCCAACCCACTCAACATCAAGAAGTGGCTACCTCAGACCATCGCCCGCTTGGGTTTGCTCAACTCCTTCAAGGCCGTCGCCGTCA